TGCAACATTAGACCACGTTATTCCATTAGCTAAAGGAGGAACACATAGCATTGATAATATTAAAACGTGTTGCAGGGAATGTAACTCTATTAAGTCGGACACGATTATACAAGGCACACAAATAAATATATTCAGCTATGCAAGTGTTTGATAGTGAGGTACATCCCCATATCCCGTTCTTACGTTTCTGTATGTTTCGTTCAAATCACTGGATATCTTAAATGTATCTATAACCATTTGACAGATTTTGAACTATTTAGCAATTTTGATTTAAAGTAAAACTTTAGATATTACGCACGTATGAACCCAAATAAACCTACTGAATTAAAAAAATTACAAGGCACTTATAGGCCTTCACGAGATAAAAGCCCCGCTTTAAAACCAACTCAAGAAGTAAACTTAAGCGCTCCAAGCGATTTAAATGAGTGGGGTCAAAAGTTATGGGAAGAAATTATGAGCGAGTACGGCAAAGTTGGATTAATTACCAGAGTCGACCTTGGCTCGTTTTATAATCTTTGTTCTTGGTATGGAGTTTATAGGCAAGCCGAAGATTTAGTAAGTGCAAGAGGATTAGAGGTTGAAGAAGAAGTTTATAGCGCAAAGGGAGAATTAGTAGGAACTAAAACCGTAGTCAATCCAATGATAAACGTAATGGATAAGGCGCAAAAAAACTATCTTGCATTGGCTAAGGAGTTTGGGGTTACTCCGAGTAGTAGGGCTGGATTAACTTTTGAGCCTAAAAAACAAGCCGACCCCTTTAGTGATTTTTAATTATGACTAAGTACGAAAAATACATAAGCGAAGTTATTAGCGGTAAGGTAAACCACGGCAAGCACATTAAAAAGATATGCGAGAAGTTGAATAGCGAATTAGTTTTAAGCGACTTGTACTACTTTGATTCGGTAGAGGCTGACCGATATATCAAGTTTATTGAACGATTAAGCCTAACAGAAAGTAAGTGGGCGGGCAAACCTTTCTTATTGGAAGATTGGCAAGCCTTCATTATTGCAATGACTTTTGGATGGAAAGTTAAAAAGACTAACCTAAGAAGATTTGATGAGGTAACGGTCCACGTTCCAAAGAAAAACGGAAAGACCGCCTTAGCCGCAGCCATAGCAATAGCTTACGCATTTTTGGAGCAGTCAGATTATGCAGGTCAAATTTATATGGCCGCAACTAACCGAGAGCAGGCAAATATTTGTTTTAAGGCGGTTAAGAGAACGGTGCAACTTACTCCTAATCTTCAAAGTTATTTTAGGGTTATGCAGTTCGCAGTCATCAGTAATAGAAACCAAACAAACATAAAAGCCTTGTCAGGGGATGCGCCAAGCGTAGAAGGGTTTGGCTCTTCATTGGTGATCTTTGATGAGTACCACTTGCAAAAAACAGATGAACTTAAAGAAAATCTTATCACGGGACAAGCGGCAAGGGATGGCGCTTTATTCTTTTCCATTTCAACCGCAGGAACGGATAAGAACGCACCATATTTTCAGCATATTAAAAACTGCAAAAATATCTTAGAGGGGTTTAGCGATGTAGAAAGTCATTTAGTAGTACTTTACGAAGCCGATTCGGAAGATTGGAGAGATGAACAAGTATGGAAGCAAGCCAATCCTAATTATGGGGTTTCTGTTTTACCAGACAAATTAGAAAAAGAATTTAAGACCGCAGATGAGCAGCCGAGCAAACAACCCTCATTTATAACTAAGCATCTAAACATCTGGGCAGATTCGGCAAAGACTTGGATAGATAGTCAAAGGTGGTCAAGTTTAGGCATTTGCGATTCAATCGAGAATTATTACGGGCAAACCGCTTACATCGGACTTGACTTAGGAAGCACAGGGGATTTTTCAGCACTTGCAATTCTCATCCCTAACGAGGATAGAACCAAGATGCGATTGTTTATGAAATTCTACATCCCCGAAGTAATGGCGGGCAAAAGGACCAAGGCCGACCAATTAAACTTTATTCAATGGGCAAGAGAAGGACACATCACTTTAACTTCTGGCGATGCAACCGACTACAATTACATAAAGACAGATATTTTAAACATCTGTGCGAACTTTGAATACAAACCTATTGCTTATGACAAAGCACTTGCAAGTATGTTTATGATTCAACTCTACAACGAACATTCAATCAATGTAGAATCCTTTAGTCAGTCAGTAGGCGCAGTAACAGGACCAACCAAACAACTCTACGAATGGATAATGAATGAAACTCTTATCCACGATAATAACCCCGTAATGGCTTGGATGATTTCAAACGTAGAAGTCTACCAAGATGACGCAAACGGGAATTATAAGATACACAAAGGTAAATCTAAAAACAAAGTTGATGGACCTTGTGCGGTAGTAAATGCAATCGGCCGAGCCTTAGAAGATTGGAAGGATAACCCAATAATAGACAATTATGTATGGTAATGAATAAACAAGAATATTTTAATCGCTACCTTAAAATGGTGGTTAACGAAAAGAACCGAGATAAAAACGGGGAAGCAATTTGGAACGAGTTAGAAGAATGGCATCTGAAGAAATTTGGATTCAATCGTTTTAAAAGTTATGGGCATTTCCGTAAGGAAAAATCTATCTATCACGCAAGTTATCGGTAACAAAATAGTAACAAAAATTATCTACCTTAATTAAATTCTGTATTCCGTTGTAAGTTTGTCCTCAAATGGGGATAATTCAGCGCATATTTGGAGTTGAAGAAAGGGCAGCACCTAAGTTATACGGAGGTGTGCAAGAATCAACTTATACTTTATCTCAAGTAAAGTCTTGGTTTCAATCAGTTTTTAATACATCGGGTCAAACCGTAAACGCTGAAACTTCTATGAAGTTATCGGCTTATTATGCTTGCATCAGAAACATATCAGAAGATTTGGCTAAAGTACCTTTTGAAACCTTTAGCGTAGATGAGCAAGGCAATAAAACTTATGTAAAGCATAGGGCTACAAGTTTATTAAACAAGATGCCTTCTAATTTATATACTCCTTTCACGTTCAAACAAACGATGCAAGAGTATGCTTTAAGATTTGGAAATGCTTATGCTTACTTAAGAAGAGACCCAGACGGGAAAGTTACTCAAATGGTAATAGTTGACCCGACTAATGTAACGGTTCAAATTGTTGACCAAAAACTATATTATATCATCAATGATGTAAAGTCTGGAGTAGAAGGTATTTTTAGTGAAGATAATATATTTCATATTCGTGCAATGGGCGATGGATATGTAGGTAAATCAATCTTACAATACGCAGCCGAGTCTTTAGGTTCAGCATTAGCAATTCAATCTTACGCAAGTTCATTCTTTGGAAGTGGCGCAACTATGACGGGAGTTTTAGAAGTGCCAGGAGTAGTTAAGGATGAGAACACGGCCAACTCAATCAAAAACTCATTTAACGATTCCTATAAGAATATAAACGGCACTAATAACGGAGTAGCTTTACTTCATAGTGGTGCAAAGTTTAGTAAAATATCAGCCCAACCAAACGAGGCTCAAATGGTAGAAGCAAAAGAGTTTAGTGTGGCAGATGTAGCAAAGTGGTTTAGAATGCCTTTATCGAAACTGCAAGCAGGTGCAACGGGTTCAAGTAACTTAGAACAATTAAACATCGAATATGTAACAGATTGCTTGATGCCGTGGTTCGTTCGTTGGGAACAAGAAATAGAAAGAAAATTATTCAGATTTGATGAAATGGATAGTTTGGATGCTAAGTTTAATGTAGCTATGCTAATGCGTGGCGATATGCAATCAACGGCTGAGTATCTTAAAACACTTAAATACGCAGGATTTATCACTTCTAATGACGGAAGAAGATTTGTAGGATTAAACACTATTAACGAAACTTTTGCAGACCAAATTTATAGCCCTGTCAATATGATTCCTGCAGCAAAGGAAGATGATTTTTGGGCAAATAAAGACCAATCACAAACAAGTACGAAAGGAACAGACCAATGAAAAAAGAAGATATAGAAAAAATCCATCCAAATGCCGAGGCAAGGATGTTTAACCCAGAGTTTAAAGTTATAGTTGAAAAACGTAACGAAGGCGAAGAAGAGATTGAGTATAGAATGATTGAGGGAGTTGGCGCAGTTATGGAAGTTTATACCGATATGGGTTGGTATCGTGAAAAGATTAACGCAAGAGCGTTTGATAATTGCGATATGTCTAACGTAGTAAGTTTATTTAATCACGATTCTAACGAGATTTTAAGCCGTGCAACAGGCAAGGAAGATGACTTAATGATATCTATTGAGAACAATCAATTAAAGTACAGATACGCTATAAAAAACTATTGTGCTGAAA